CAGCAGCAATAGTTGCTTGCATATTATTCACATTAACTTCTAAGTCATTGGCGCTTAGTAGAGATAGCGATAGGGTTAAAATACACACTATTTTCTTCATCCGAATAAGTCTCCTTGTGCTTGTGTTGTATCTGCATACACAGATTTTAACGGACCGGGCTTCAATACTTTGGAGGCCATTTCTTTGACGCTAGCCACCCTACTAACATTATGCACAACAACAGTAGGCTCACTGTCACATAAGATAAACTGTTCTCGTCCATATATTATTATCTCCCCTGTTCTTTTTAAGAACATATCTTGCCAGAGATACCAGTCTGTTGGTTCCTCTGGCATGTCACTGTCATGGTAGTAAGTTATACCATTCATTGCACGACAGATGGCCGGCACTCTTACATACTTACTACCATCCCAGAGTGTCTTAAGGTGGGAGCAGACTGCATTGAAACTGCATTCATTACAAGAACCACCAAAGACTATCATTCATCGTCCAAGACATCATCGTCTGTGTCATCATCAAAGACTGCATCGGCCTCTTCTTCTGTGACCTCATCATCCAGCCGCAAATAGTCTTCACATTCAAAGACCTTTTCTTTAACACTGAACTTCAGTTCACAGTCTTCATTGTCACAGCTGTCACACAATTCTGCATTGTAATCCTCAATCATGCCTTACCTCCAAGAAACACGACGTATGAAACTAACCATACACCTATTGTTACTTTCCATCCTAACTCAGTGATGAGTAGGCTGGAACCAATAATAAACACTGTTAACATTAAGACAAGATGGAGCAGAGCCATAATGATCTTCAACTTGTCTTTACTCATTCTTTACCTCCATTAAATACATCATAGTACAGATCCCATAGTTGTTCAGACTTTAGCCAATTCTCAAACTCACCGACTGCTGCGTAGATTGATAACTCAGCTTTCTTGAGATCAACAGTTAAGTCAAGAGCCTGAATGACACTTGGCTCAAGACCTTTCTCATCAGGGAACACTGCAACAAGGTATGTGAATGCTGTTTTCTTTTCGGCCAGACAGTAGACTAGATGCTGTTTCTTTTCAGTATAAGATCGCATACTGAACTTCTTGGTGGTCTTCAAGTCAATGATACAATTATCATCATCAAAGTCCATCTTGCCGCGGAAGGTATAATCCTTGATTGTGTAAGCCTGGAGCCATGCTTGCTGTCTCATACCTCTGAGTCTTTCCAAAACAGGATGGACCGGTTGACCTGTCAACAGTGCCTTACACACTAGGTCCTCATAGGCCTGACCCCTAGCTACTGCTGCATTGTCGAAGGGCAGTTTATTCAACTGATCCACAATTTGTTTCTTAGCTGCTGGTCGCCAAGATTCAGGACATTCCTTCAGCCAATCATAAGCTTGAAGTAGAGAAATTGTCATCTTCATACTATAGACCAATCATCTGCAAGTATATCGGTCTGACTTGCGAGCCAAGGACAACGTGCGCCGGGTGCTGTCTTCATTGCCAGGTAAGGTAAAACTCTAATAACAGTTCCAACAAGAACAGAATAAGCTTCTTGACTGGCCTGATTAGACTTAACACCCTCAGGATAACCTTTCATTAAGGTGACCCACATTCCTTTGCCGTTCCAACCATCTCGCTGGACTTTATGACCCATTTTAAGATCAATAAGTGCTTCTGAAAAAGATTTACTGCCCATTCCACTCCCCCTCAGAGTTAATTTTTGTGCACCGCTGACCCTTGGTGCATGCATCACATAACAACAGATTATTATCTAGACTGTAATGATACACCCTGTCTGTACCCTTACCGCTGTTAATATAAGGATAGATATAATACTCTGCTACAGGTATATATAGCTTCCTTCCAACTCGCTTGCTTCTCAGCTTGCGTACTCTGTTACCATTGAGAACAGATTCACGAACAGCTTGCAAGGTTCTTCCAATTTTATTTGCGTAGTCGTGTATATCCATATATTCAATGCCATTGTCCTTATATGTCATATCGGTTCATCCTCCCTATACCGTCTTGCTCTACTCCAATCATACTCTACTTTCTTAACCTTCTTGGCTTCTGACCTGCACTTGTAACATCTTGAATTAAGGCCATTGCTTGTACCAGGATGCTTTGGAAACTGTGATACATGTTTCATTTCCAAGCACTTGGTACACTGCTTATATGGCTTCCCTCCAATGTACTCTATATCAGCCATAACTTATTCACTTCCATATTTGAGGAACATTGCTGAAGAAGAAAGGATACATGGCAGCTAAAGACTTATGGAGGAGTTCAATGACTGTGTGCATCCTGCCACTATCCTTGGGATCAGAACGCAGGCCAATTATATACCGCCACTCTCTGATATTTGTTGTCATTATCAGTTGGGTCTTGGTACAATTGGGAAGGATATCCCGTTTTCGGGAAGCAGACCTATCATCATTAAGATACTGAAAGCAAGGCAACTCATACACCTCATCTGGATATTCCTTTGGCTCAATCAACTGAATGATGCCCTTCTTGTTGTAGTTACAATAGATTGTGCTCTCCTGTGTATAAGCACAATGACGGTGGCGAACTAGAGCATGGGTTGTGGCTCTGTCACAGATAATACTAACTGTTATGCTGTGATGCTCAAGGACTGAGGTGTGGCCCTTGTCCATACAGAGATTGAGTCTGCGTTCCAAGTCACCCTGGTCAGCCTGATAAGCTACACCAGCAATGGTGCCAAGTTTAGCAATGAGAGCAGCTTCAGATATGTCAGGATAGATGTCAACACTGACTGGGATGAATTCAAAGCTCTTCATTCTTTGCCTCCTGTTCCTGTCTTGTCACCATCTCTGCTGATACATCTCTCAGTATCTTTGGTGTATGCACAATTGCACTATGCTCTGACGCAAGAGCCTTTTCCCGCCGTCTTTGTTTCTTGCTCTTGTTAATCTTGCCGTGAGGGGGATTAAGCACAATGTCACAATTACATAACATGCATTTAACTATCTTACCTGACCATAACTTCTCACCAACGGGTGGTTTGTGAGAGCAGGTGGCGGGATCAATAGTTGCTGGTACTATATTCATATTCTCTCCTTTTTGGGTCCTTAAATAAGCTTCTTAAACTCACTCTATAAAGGTCCTGGTATAAATACCTGGCTTCATTATTCACTTCATATTGCCCCTAAAGTAGACTTCCTTTTCTTACAGATATGAAGTCAATATCAGGGATAATAAAAGCTGGTCGGAAGTTAGTTGTGTATGCAACATTGTTTCCGACCAGCACTACGGGGTTCATGATACACACTGATATTAGAATGTATCATGAACCCCCCTGCTCTATCACAGGGAGGGAAAGGTTTACAGCTTCGGTGCTGCTTTGTTTGGGCCGGTCCAATTTGCCGGCTTGTCTTTACCATTAAAGGTGTAGGTTTCAGCAACTGCATCGAAGGTGATGTAGTTGTCATTCTGAACCAGTTTCTTGATCTGAGCACGCATTTCGCTGCGGCCCATTTTGGTTATCCGGAATACTTCACCTTCAGTGATTACTGTCCCTGGAGTGTCAGCAAACAGAGTGGTGAGAATGGACACCGCAGGACCAGCTGTCCTTACGCCAGCCACACGACCTTCGCCGGAGAGGTAAGCAGCTGCGGTTTTTTCAGCAGCATCACCCAAGCGGTGAGCCAAGTCGGAAAGAACCTTGATGGCTGCTTTTTTCTTCTCAATCATTTTCTTGCTGGCTGCGTTTTTCTTTGCTTTGAGAGCTGAGGCTACGTCGCCAGTGATTGCTGGTGCTTCGGCCTGTGCTGTCTGACCTTCAACCTGATCTTGTACTGCTTCTTTCTTCTGTCCAAATGCCATAGTATGCTCCTTGTTAAGTGGCGGTCTTACAGGAAGAACAGAATCTCAGGACTCTTTATTTCTTCTCTGCAATCTTTAATAATTATAATCTATTTTCTAAAAAAAGTAAATAGGTTTTTTAAAAAAAAAGTGAAAATAATTAAAAATAAATAATGGGAAATTTTTTCCCATTTTCAGTGCGTGCCTCCTTCAGCAGATCAGGCCCCTCTGTGTATGGAACCTAGAATGGATATAATGATACATAAGACAGCCAGGAAGATGCATGCATCAGTCATATTATATCCTAGCATTGAACTCAGGAGGCCGGTCACCGAAACAATGATAGCAGAGAATAGAAGATTGAAAACTAATTCACCTCTGTGCAGTCTCATTCTATACCTCCTTAACATCAGCCTTGCTTTTGAAGACTGTTGTCTTCCACCCTACTCTCTCCATGTTAACCAGAATAGGACAGGCTCTTGTCTCATAGTGGTGACGACCAAAGATCGCGCCACAATTAAGACACTTCTCAAACCTGAGATCCCTTGGTCCAGCAATGGTCCGAGGACCTTCAGTGTTTACACCTGCCATTCTGTGATCCTCCCCAATATTTCTCTTGCTGCCCAGTTGCTCTCCTGCGCTGTCCCTTTCAACCATCTCTTGTAAAGCTCACAGCCTCTGAGCTCAATGGGACAATCAGGGCAGTTCACTGCAGCACACAATGGACAGTTATGTTTCAAGTCTTTAAGAACATGCCACCATTGTGTCTCCTCCTTGGACCGGCAGGAAGGATGTGATGCAAGATACTGCCACATCTCCAGACTTAGTGCCTTGGCCTCTTTCTTGCTCATCCTCAGCTCCTTTTTAATGACAGCAGGAGGTGCAGGTTTAACGGGACGGAACTTCTTGCATTCCAATATATCATTACCCTTCCCATACACCACGTCATTCTCATCAGAGGTGCAGGTGTCTAGGGTTAAGGCACATTCTATGCATTTCATCCCTGTATCCTCACCAGCTCAGTAAGGGCATCCTTTTCAGACCAACCATCTTTGGCCAATGAATCAAGGAAAAACCGGGCGGCAACTTCTGATGTACCAGCTAAGGACAGGTACTTGACATATTGTTCCTCCCTCTTCTTTTGCTTGCCCAGACCATCCTTGGCGCCCTGTAACAGATCAAAGATGGTTGACTCTACTTTATCCCTTTGTCTGCAATAAGCAGTGTAAGACCTGCTTTCACTTTGCCAGGAGTTAAGCTTCTTGTCGAAGGATTCTTTTTCTGCTTTGACATTACGTAGATCCTCAGCGAGATAACGGTCTTCCAGCTTGACTTGAACCGTAGCTTTCTCCACACTGTACACTGACTTATGACTCTCATAAGTTGCAACGTGTGTTGACAATGAGGCTGCCATACTTGCCGCTTCCATTGTGTCGAAGAAGGGTGTACCATTGAAGGTGTAGAAAGGATGGGTCTTTGGCCAAGAGCTAAAGACTGGCTCGGGGCCGGGGGCTGGTACATCAATGACACCTTCAACCATCATCTCTATATCGGTGAGTGTGTTGAGTTCCGCTTCATCCAAGTTCAACAGTTCCTCTTGTGTGTAATCAGTTGCTCGTTTCATTCTTTATTTTCTCCCTTAAATCGTTTATTCTTTTCAGGAAGTCTTTACCCCCTGAAAACCAATGACTATAGAGTGCACTCTTCAAAGCAGCCAGAAGAATGACTTTCTCTTCTTCAGTTAGAGTCATCCAATCCTCCTATATAGTCTTCCTAATGCAAATGACTGATTCATTGTCAGATCCTTTCCGTCACTTAAAGCCTCCTTCACCGATGAGAAGAACTGCTCTTCCCAATCATTTAGGGTGATGACCCTAGACTCAACGGCTTTATGTATTGCTGTTGTTTTGTCAACCCACCTTTGCCGTGTTTCATCACTTATCATCTTCCACCTCAAACTTGTGCCAGCCATCAATAGGTTCACCTGTCTTATCGATGATGGCGTATTCGTAGTTAGACAACAGTGTGTCATAACCGAACTGCATAGCGGGGTTTGTCCTGCCCATATCCAGTCTAGTAATCATCGCCGGTGTTGTCGTAATCATGTACAGAACTTCACCCCTTGTCATTGGTCGCATCTTGGGTTCTGACTTAATACGATATTGTATTAGGTCATCCCATTGAGGAGTAGCGGTTATCATCCAACAACCTAATGAATCTTTGTACTCAATCTCCTTCCCTTCCGCAAAAGCAGTAATCACAGGAAGTAGTTCTTCAGCTCGTTCTCGCGTCACAGTTTTATCCTCCCCGCTACATTGTCATTTCTACTGAGTCTTTCTGACTTATACACCGTGAAGTGTGTGGCATACTTCGGTGGCTTATGTCGGGCCAGAGCCTCTACCCTTTCACGGCTCCATCTTCCATCAGCTTTAAACACACCACTGGAACCCAACACTGTTTCAGTGTCTTCCCAATACTGAATGTACCATTGCATTAATCATCCTCCCCTGTGTCCCATCCTTCAATGAGTTCAACAATAATAGATGCAGCATTGACTCTTGCTGCATCATCCACCGCCCTATTCCATTTATTATACAAATCACACTTCCCTTCATAAAAGCTGTTCTCACCAAGAGGACAATTGAGACAGCGGTCGTAAGAATGATGCTCTTTCAATATGACCTCACAGAGAGGACAGTTGAGTTCCAGATCCGCAATCTCATTGTAGAACGGTAGGTCTCTCTTACGCATACACCATGAGTGTTCAGCCAGATACCGCCAGACTTTGAGGCTGAGTTCTTTGGCTTCAGGCTTTGTCATCTTGCTCTCCTTTCAGTGAGACCAGCAATGTTCCGCAGTAATTCAATCTGCTTCATACGCCTTTCCATATTCGGTAATTCCTGAAGCGTTTCAATACTGTCTTCAAGGTCCTTGATGACTGTACCAAGGATCAGCTTATCGTGGTCTGTCATACTTTTGCTCTCCATATACACCTCCTATTAACAATGTGTCCGTTCTTCAATCTGTAGTCAACATCATTCAGATGGAGCCATAGATAGACTTCAGCAATGGTTAGGTCACCATCGTAAGCTTCTTTAAAGAATGTTATCATGCTGTACTGCCTGTTGTTGACTAAGCTCTTCTTCAATATGACAGTCTGGCCTACCTCATAAACCTTGAACTTCATTTATCCCATCCCTCGAAGCTGCTTACTGCTTCAATATCCCTCACAATGAGATTAGCACTGTCCACTACCTGTTTAATAGTTCTATCTGTGTTACAGTCTGTAACCTGAATCAACGCTGCTATTATAGCAACTACCGCTTCATGACGTTTCATAAGTACCTCGTTGAATCATACCATTCTTGGGGTAGTCCCGTTGTGTTCATAATATGCCTTTTGCATATATCCTGAAAGAAGTCTGCCTGCATGAGATCAGCATAATGGGTGTTGAACTCTCTGTTCTTCTCCCTGATTCTGTGGATAAGAAGGTTCAACGATGGATTGTCGTGAAGTATAACTAGAAATGCTGCATGCACTTCAGCAGTTAAAGTTTTATTCTGTTCATCTGTCATTGTAAGCCCCTTAAGTGGCGTGCGTAGATTTCTGGTCTGTGCATAGTTCTGCTGTCTCCTCCAGCAGATAGATAGGTCCATCTGCCATCAATCTGACTAAGTACCCAACATACTTTCCGCTCACCTGTTACTGTATTCTTTATCCAGAAAGCAGGGAAGACCAGCCTTTCTTTATGAGTGAAAGCATCGGAGATAGCTATTTTGTCAATGCTGACAGAACAGTCTTCATCCATGACCCATGGTTCATTCAACTGTGTTGTGTTGAGATTATATGCAGCAATGGGCTTGTATGCTGTCTTAACAATAGTGAAGTCTAACTGATAGACTGTAGCCTGTTTCTTGGTGTATAGTTTCTGCATCATTTAGTCACCTCCCATAAACTCAGTTCACCTCTCTTGCAGATGAATACCCCCGCCACCGGTCTGTTGTACCAAACAAAGTGTCTGTAAACCTTCGGGGAATCGGAGGCCGATACAATCAGTCTGTTCTCTACAACACTGATTATCACCGCATCCTGTGGCATAAGAACAGAGAACTGGCCAGAGAGGTCAATGATGTATTCCCAATTGCCCATAGGCTTAGGCCCACTGAGCCATTTCCGTAATGCCCTGATGTATGCTTCCTTGCCCCAACCCCGGAAGGATGGCCCACCATTCTCCAATATGACGGCATTTTGGGAGGCGTTGACTTCTCCCCCTGCAGCAATAATCTGCAATACAACGTCCTTAATCTCATAAGCCACAGCTTGAACAGTTCCCATTGCATTCTCCTTTCTTGAGTAAATCAGTACAGGGTTGGATAACAGTTAAAAGAGCTTTGAACTGGCTCTTCCACTCATTAGCAACATTGATATTAACATTATTAACACTAACCCAGGATACACGGTCAATGAGTTCTATGAGGATAGTCCAACCATCACCATAGTAGAGACATGGACCACAATCCTGGTTGCAGGTTGCATAGTTCAGGGTGCAGTTTGCATGGCGGTTTAATTCTGCCTTCATAAGCTTCTTGAGCAGAGAATGTGGACAACAGTTAATGAAAACCATAATCTTTGAGTAGCGATCAACCATAATAACTCCTTATCAGCAGGTGCTGATGAAACTAATAACAACTAAGCCATGGTCTGGCCTTTTGAAGAAAGATATCTGATGCTAATTTCTGGGGTAAGTTCTTATAATGTAAGAACTTATTCATTATGACATAAAAGACATAAGTGTCGGAAGCATATTCTGAGGTATGTCAGCCTTAAAAAGAGCTTCTATAAAGGACCGGGGTATGGACCTGGGCTTCTGGATAATGAGAAGTTGGGAGAGAGTTATGGGACTGGATTTGGGTAAAGTCATATCAAATATATAAATAGGGCTAAAAAAGCTATAAAGTGTGGTGGCTAAGGCCTCTTGACCTGGGTCATTATGACCCACCGGGCCCATTTTAGGTCATCATGTTTTTATGCATAATTCTTAGTTACCTTAACTTCTTCTACACTACATAAACTCTTATATTATATATACTTATCCTATCCTTTCTAGAATTATATATATTAGAAAGTCAAGCCTTTATCCTTAGAAAACAATTCCTCACTACACTTTACCTTAAATCGTCATTCTCGATCTTTGAGCCATTCCATACTCAGTGCTCATTGTAAACCGGTCAGCAATGAAGCAGTAATCACTGTTCACCTTGAAACTGACTCTATTCCCTACACCATCAAGAGCGGAAATTGAATCATCATTAACGCGCCAGAACCGAAGTTTGCCTAGACCATAGTCATATGTCAAACTCATCTGTAATTCTGGATGACTAAGTAGGTCTTCCCTTAACTCAGTTACTGTTCTATTACGACACAAATCATAAGACATACAACTGTCCCGTAGTGCTGCGGTTTCACTGAGCTTTATCATATCATCATAAGCCATACTTCTCTCCCTTTAATCGGCTGAAACAGACTCTTATGTCACAGTCCATATTTCTCCCCCACAGTGTCAAGGACACACTCATGACAAGCAATGACCATGTGCCTGTCCACATTGACCCAAGTATCCTGAGCCTTGAGCCAGTCCCAACAGTCCTTGCTGATATATGACTTAAACATCATTTTGTGCTTAACTATGAGACAAGGCATGGATGATGCTGTAACGATGAAGGCCATATTGCACATACTATTGTATAGACTGTTTAACCGCATCCATTTACCTTCTCCTGTCACTTGAGCCAGCAGAACCATCTTGCGACCATACGTTTCAATATAGTCATCTGTGAAATCTCTGATTGTCATTTGTTACCTCCCTTTGTTTTAAGGTAATGTTCATAAGCATCAGTCAGCGTCGGCCAGATCGTTTCATTCTCAAATGATTCATTATCATAAGTACATGTTGCCCACTCATAGTGTGGTCCTGGCCGGGTAATAAGCATCTGCATTGTTTCATTAACAGACAGAAGCCAAGCTTCTTGGCCGAAGTCATCTGTGTCTTTTGTACCATACATTTCATTCATCTGTTCAATAGTCATTGTTCACTCCTTCAATCACTCGTCAGCGCATTGTAGAATTGTATAAGTATTAAGGCCTCTTTACAGCTATTGGCCTCATACCATACACCCTGAATATTAGCGTACCATTTGGCATTCTCACGTTTCATAACTTGTCACCTATAAGAAGAATGAGTACCGATTCCAATATTGGTCGGAGTCTATCATTCTGGCACAGTGACCATAAGCTCATTATTTCTCTGTCCTGAAGGTTATCAACTAGTTCATTAATCATGGGCATCAGTTCATCCAGGGCGTAGTGGTCATTGTACAGCTTCCACATCATCTTGTCAGTCAGTGCATCAAGTGGTACTGTACCATGGAGAGTGACACCCGTAGCAATACTTATGTACTGTGTGTACAATCGTGCTATTTCATCACTTGAGAGCCATGAGGCGTGTTGCGTTATAATGTGGTGTAGTTCAGCCAAGTTGGTGCCCTGTCTGTTCAAGTCATCTATCAGTTCAGGCCATTCATCGATTGAATAATTCCGCAGTATCGTGTTGACCAATGCAGATTCAGGGATTGGATTGTCATTAAGCCATTCAGTAAGTTTTCTCATTTGTTCCTCCTAAGCGATCAACAGTCATACAACTGTTCATTCAGCTATACTACAGCTATAGTACAGCCAATCAACATTCATATTCTTTTACAGTCACTTTGTGTGTACAACCAGCCATGTCCGTCTGATTCCAATTCTATCATACATTTGGCCTTCCGTCCGCGTTCAAGCCAAAAGGCCTTCCGTCCGTCTGGAAGAGACATACTGTCCATCAATACCCAACCCGAGTTGATTCTTTTTATTAGTTCCGGCATTGTATTACCTGCTCAAATTCAATGTCTGTATTTCCTCGGATTATAGTCTCAGAACAGTTAATAGTGCCATCTGACCAAGCTGAACAAATAATGCTTTCTGCTTGGTCTGAAGTTTCTGCTTGTACTACATATTCAGTAGTTTCTGTAACAATAATCTTGAATGCTTTCATCTTGTTCGTCCTTTAGCCATTTGGCTTTGTGTCTGTTCGATTCTTGATGTCCGAGCCATGTCCTGCCATTTGACAGTTATCTGTTCGGCTTTCTTACTGTCCTTCATCGTTCGTTTGAAGTTTTCAACTGTTTGGTCTAGCTGACAACTGTATGAATTATTATTATTCATTTGAACCTCCTGAATAATTAATTTATTATTGTACAACTGAATTATTATTATTCAGTTGTACAACTGTATTATATATTAAGTTCACTCAGTATTTTATTAATACGATCAGTTGCTTCAATATAGAAGTAACTGTCTGATTTTATATTAAACAGTTTTTCTAGCTCGAATATAAATTCAAGGTCATATGAATAATTATCATTTGTATTATAACTGTTTAATAATAATCGTATTATTAAATCTCTGCTCAGTTTATTATTTTCTTCGTGCAATAGATCCAAACTGTTTACATTGTCCATATAGTTCTCCTGAGCAGTTTATATTATATTATAACTGCTTAATTAAAGATAATAACATCATACAATGTTATTAATAATATTAATAAAAGTTGATTAATATTATTAATAATATTATAAATATAAAAAATTTAATTATATAACCGGGTTAATAAATATAAAAAATTTAATTATATAACCGGGTTAATAAAAGTTGATTATATAACCAGGTCATATAATCAACTTCCCGTAATACGCTCATACCTTCACATATATCTCTTTATCGTTTAATACATAACCTTTTTTGCATACTTCCTTTACCCCTAACCTATACATGTTAAACACTTCTGTACAACTCATACCGTTATAGTCAACTTTCTTTATTCCTTCCCCTCTACTTGCATTAACAAAACTTTCTTTCAACTTGTCATAGTCAACACCCATATACTTTTTAAACTCTGCATTGTCCTTTATATAGTCAAACATCTTCTTAATTCTGTTATACTTTTCGTCATTACAGACTTTACTCATATAACACTTATACTTTTTTTCTAGTTCAACTTCGTTTAATCTAGTCAATACACTTTCACTTTCAAACTCATAATCTACCATACTCTTAATTCTCTTGTCCATACTATCCCCCGATACAACCAACAAACATCAGTTAACATACATTAACTATTTATATATAATATAATAAATATAACAAACATAATCAATACTATTTACACTTACTACACTATTTATTTTCTATTCATTTTTACTATTAATAATCAAATTAAATAACAATAAATTACTATACCCCATTCCAACTACCTTTTTTCCAATTCTCCTATATAGCCAGATATGGTCTTGACCCATCCACCGTCCCCCTTAAAAAATAGCCCAAGCCCCTGAATCCCGGCCCTAAAGCTATGGCCCTCTCACCTTCTGCACACCAAAAATAACCGGGCCCCCCCTGAATCCCGGGCTGTGCAGCAACAGTTTAGAACCCTACCCTCCAGAAAATCCCATTATCCTCCTTTTCAGGGCCTCAAATAAGCTTCTTTCAAGGACCCGTATAATATAGGCCAGGATAATAGGTGGCTGACTTTATTCACTTCAAAAATAAAAACTGAATAAAAAGTAAAAACAGGCATGTACAAATATTAAAAAGCAGAGTATAATTTAGTTTATGAGTGGTATCACTGACAAAGAAGACTTAATCATAAACGGCATCTCAGCCGGCATGGACCTCGAAGATATGTTTATTATTGCTGGTTGTACAGCCAAACAGATATCTGAATTAAAAACTGATGACTTCTTCATGTCCCGGGTAAGGTCAACGGGCAAAGTCTTGGAGTACGACCTACTGAAGAATATGCATAACATCATCGGCATTCAGACGGAGAAAGGGAAGGACCACGGTACAATCTGGCTGCTGTCTAAATTGAACCCCCGTTACTCTGACCACCCAGATCAAGGTGACAAAGCTGGCATCATCAATATTAATATGGGCAGCACACCCTTGTCACAGATGGATACAGTTGAGATCAGTGGTGTTGAGAAAGTTGTTGTGGGGGCGGGGTCAAAGATTCTTAACACCAACCTCCATTCACCAGATGCAACGGACATTGACACGATGCGGGAGAAATATTAATCATGGCCCTTGACCTGGATACCTGGATTCACCAGTCAGCGTTCATCAACGCTTCAAAACAGTACACCTCAGTTCCCTATATCTTCCTTATTGGTGGATACGGTTGTGGTAAGTCTTTCTCTGGTGTCTTGGCCATTCTCTCAATTTACAAAGAATACAACGGCCTTAATATCCGAGTTGGTGTTGGTGGTACCTCCCAGACCCTTCTCCGCAAGACTCTCTTGGCTGACCTGTTCAAAGTCCTCAAAGAGAGTGGCATAAAGTACAGCCACAACAAGCAGGAACACACTTTCATGATTGGTTCCGTTGAGTATGTCTACATATCAATGGCAGACCCTGATGCCATTTTTGCCTACAACTTTAATATCTTCATTGGAGACGAACTGGACGAACTGCCTCAAGAGAAGGCAATGGAAAGCTTTACGGCGGTACAAGAGCGTACCCGCATCACCTTGCCTCCCTCACCAACCTACCCGGAAGGGAGAGAACCTTTTGCTATGTATATGACAACAGCACAGGGTCTAAAAGGCACGTACCGCATCATTGAAGACTTGAAAGAAGCGAAGATATCCTACATCAAGATCCGTGGTCAGACCAAAGATAATCTCAGTCTGAGCAAGACCTACGTTGATCGCCTGTACGCCTTATACACACCCATTGAAGCAGAAGCCTTCCTTGAAGGTAAGTTTGTTAATCTGTACACCGGCCGGGTCTACGGTGAGTACAATGATATTCTTCACACCTATATGCCCTTCCCCCTTAAAGATGGTGAGACCATCTATGTTGGTCAGGACCTTAACAGTGGTTTTAGTAAAGGCGCCGTGTTCCTTGAGAGGGGAGACTGTATCTATGGCATTGCCGAATATTCTTTCAACTCTGTGGCGGACGCTCCAAGGATATTGAGAAACAGTTTCCCCTCCCAACGAATAATTTGGCTCCCAGATGCCTCAGCCAAAGAGATTATGAATGGCTACAGAACTGAGATTGAGGAGATGGGGATTGAACTGATTATGCGTTCTGTCAACCCCAGCGTAACGGAGCGTATCCTTGTCGTCAACAAGTTATTCCGAACAGGGAAGCTCAAATTGTTCCGGGGCATGAAGCAGTACAGCATTGCGCTTAAGACACGTCAGTTTGATGATGAAGGTAATCCAGCTAAGGGTAAAGGCCCATTAGCCCCGGATCATATATGTGATGCAGGTGAATATGCCCTTTGGCACCTGGTCCAGGTATCTCAGACACTTAAAGAACTCAAAGACCTATTGAGAGTGAGGAACGCAGCATGACATTTAATCAGGAATATAAAGATATACCATCCTTTCTCGCTGAGACATATAAGATATTGGGCAAGAATGAGACACAAGGTGTCCGGGATGGACTGGGGTCCAGGAGCCACTCGATAGGGGACATTGAATCTATACAGAAGCTAACCTACGACCACGTTTTAGGTCAACGGGCCTTAGCTGGTGAGCACTTCATATCAATGGAAGAGGGCCTTAAAGCAGCAGTCACTGATGTTAAACGTCTGACCAAAGATGGTTTCTACAATCCCATGACTAACATTGGAACAGGCATGGATCCTTCCTCCTACAACACAGCCAATATTCCAATGGCCATCTCCCCTATGGAAGCAACTGCTCTCTTTTCTTCTGGTGGACTGGCTGAGATCATCATCAACAAGAAGTCAAAAGGTGTGCTTATTAATGGATACAGCTACACTTCAACAGACAAGTTCTGGACAGAAGAGCGCATCAGTGATCTTAAAGAGGCCAACGCACTGAAAGGTCTTGAAGAGAAACTAGCGGAAGCAATGCAGTATGGTTTCATCTACGGTGGTGCGGTTCTTTACCCTGTTCTCAAGAAAGACAATGTATGTTCCTTCGACTATTCAATACAGGAGTTGGCTGCAGCAGGAATGCTGAACAAGGGCTGCATAGACTATTGGACAAATGCAGACAGATGGAACACAGTCTTTGTACCCAACTATATTATAACAGCAAAGGATTATCTCTTCGCTGAAAGATACTACATTCCACTCGCCGGAGTCTCTGTTGCAACGTGTAGGTCAGCGGTTATCAGACCCAAGAAGTTGCCATATTGGGGTGCCATCCGTCAACTTGGTTGGGGAGTCAGTGACTACGAAGGTTACATGAGGTCTCTCTTTGGCTACCAGATTGTTATTGCTTCTATACCTATAATGGCTCAGCAGATGTCCCTCCTTATGTATGAAATGGATATGGATGGTATGTTGGCCTCACAAGGCCTTCCCGCGCTTAAAGCACTCATGGCTCTGAACGATGAGCAGATGAAGAATTGGTCAATGGCCAACCCAAGAACAATCAACGCTGTTGGTAAGATATATACAGTAAATAGAACTTATGCTGGTTACTCTGACTTGGCTGAATTACTGCAGAAAGATATTTCAGCACAGTCTGGTATACCAGATGCTGTACTCTTCCACACTCAGTCTAAAGGATTTACCAGCAACACAGAAGAAGAATTGTTGAAGCAGTCTGAAACTGTAAAGCTCAGTCAGAAACAGATTGTACCATCACTTGAAGCAATAAAAGATATGACAATTTACAATGCTTTTGGTGCTGACTCAGCAGAAGCTAAGCATAAGGACACACTCCGATTCACCTTCGACAATCCCGTTGTTGCAACAGAGAGTGAAAGAGCAGAGTCTGCAGCACGTTGTGCAGCAACAATTAACTCTCTGCATCAGGCCGGTATGCCGCTGAGTGCAGCAATAGAGTTTGCCAAACAATTCTTCAAGTCTGTTACAATACCGGATAGTGTCATGTCAGAAAGTAAGAAGAGAGACGAAGAAGTATTTGCTGCGGAACAGGCAATAGCAGAAAAGAATGCAACACCTGATCCAAAGACCGTTGCAACAACGAAGGAGAAAACAGATGGCAAAGTTAGTTAAGAATGTGGCTATGGCCCACTCTGGCGTTTATACGTACATGCGACATGAAGTCCCTTCTCTCGGTCTGTCTTTGGACAGTATGCCTATAGCATATCAGACCATGGAACACTTCAATGTTTATCGTCCTGCTTCTGTTCTAGCAAAAGCTGCACCTCTCTACACAAGGCTTCCTGTCACGGTGGAACACCCTGACAGAGCGATCATGCCTTCAAACTCAAAACAACTTATGGAAGGTTTTACAGGGGATACGGCACAGGCTGTTTACCGTGACGGTGAAGTTTATATAGACTCCACCTTAACCCTTGTTGCTGAAGATGCAATTGCATACTACGACAAGGGTTACAAGGAAGTAAGTCCGGGTTACACAACGAAGAGCAAGTGGCTCCCAGAGCAGAAAAGCTATAAAGGGATGCCCTACCAGATTGTTGTGACGGACATTTCAGATGTGAATCACCTCGCTCTGACACTGTCAGCAAGAGGGGGACCAAGCACCAGAGTGCTAGATAGTAAAGGAGGCAATATGGCCAAGCTAAAATCAGGTTTGTTTCATACTGTGGCGAAAGCCCTAGGTATGGCAAAGGATTCAGTACCTGTAAGAACTCAGTTGGCAGCGCTTACAAGTAAGGATGTTACGGAGGATCAGATCAAGATGACTGTTGACTCAGTCATGAAACGCGCTGAAACACTCCCGGACTCAGAAGGAAAGGAACAACTCACACGTTTCTTGGATGACCTCAGATTGGTTAAGTCTTTTGATTCAGCACTGGTAACAGATGCTGTTGACAAGACTTCAACTCTTTATGAGACACTGGACACTGCCGCAGAAGTAAAGGACTACAGTCCTGGAGCAACTGGTGCAGCAGGTGCAGGATCACAGAAGATGATTGAAGATGAGAAACCCGTCGCTGTTGTGCTTAAGAAGAAAAAGAAAAAAGAAGACGGAACGGACAGTGACGAAGATGAAGAGGATGAACCAAAGAAACCGGTAACGGATTCTGTAGAGGTCACTCTGCTCCGTCAGATTCTCGAAGCTGTTACAACGAAACCTGTTGTCGCGGACTCTACACCTGCTCCAGTCCAGACTCCCGACCCCGTTTCTGCAACATTGGATTCAACCGGTGCCTCTAGTGGTATCGCAGATTTTATGAAAGATTTCCTTAAATAAGGAGGAATAAATGAACAGTAACATGAGCTTTACCATTGGTAACTTCAAAGGTACTGGCAACGTTAACGGTCTTCCCGTTTTTGTTGACAAGCTGCCATTGACCATCGGTGGTGTAATGGGTACGATCAATGATCTATATCCAGCCTATTTTGGTTGCCTGGTTTCAGTTGATCCAGCGGACCCCAACACTTTCCTTGTAGGTTGCGCAGCAGGTGACTATCCTGTTGGTATTCTCGCTTTTGACCCGGCCATTGCACAGAATGATCCTGGCATGAACAACATGTACTTTGAAGGACGTCCTGCAACAGCAATTGCCTTCGGTCTTGCACAGTTCAACCTCACCTCTGATGACTTCTCTGAAGGTAAACTCGGCATGGAAGTATGGGCTGACCGCCTCACTGGTGAAATTGGTTTCTTCGAGATTGGTGCTACACCTGCTCCTGACACCGATGACTTCATCAAACTGAATGCTTCTGTGTTCAAGAAAGAAGAACCGAATGGTGTGACTGTATTCTTCCAGAATCCAATTGCCACACCTGCTGCTTCAGAAGCTCAGCCTGTTGTTGCAACACCAATTGCTTCTCCTGAAGCTGGTGCTGTGGCTGCTGATGCACCTGTTACACTCTTCTGTGCAACACCTGGTGCTGTTATTCATTACACCGTTGATGGTTCAACACCAGACGCAACAGACACTGTCTTTGCTCCTGCCGCACCAATCATAATCGCCGCTGGCGTCACCATTAAAGCTATAGCCTACTTCCCTGGCTATACTGGATCAGCTGTTCTCACAGCGATCTACACTGTAGTATAAGGAGAATAAGCAGATGAATATCACTTCACACAAGAGTTGCAAAAAACTCCGAAGCCTTGCAGAAAGCTTTATTGGCGAAAATCCCGCTCTGTCCCTCGCTGCGCGTGGTTTCGACCTATCCATGGGACCAGCCTCTGATCCCATGTTCCAGACACCACCTCACGCGCAGGATGCTGTTTATGTTGGTGACTCCAAGCACATCTTCGGTTCTGAAAAGACCGCGGAAGTAGAAGCACTCTTCAAACAGGATCAGAGCAAAGTCAATATGCGTCCAGTATATGATTCCTCCGAAGCCGGTTGGAAATATGTGTTTGAAAAAGCCATGGCCAACGACTCCTTCAACGCACTGTCCGGTCAGTTGTTCAGCCCCTGGAACGTTTCTTTCTTCAAGAGAATCTTCCGTGAACCACTGCTTTACAGCCACGCCCGTGACATGGTTACTGTTGAACAGGGCACCAATCCTTGGGCAGAAGTAATGACTCTTCTCATGGAACAATATGCCGGTTTCGCAACAACTGGATCAACTGGTTCCGCGCAGAATACACTTACCAATGATGTAAACGTCATCAATGGTATGATGTCCAATCCGGTCATGAACATGGCTGTTACCTACTCTCTGACTATGGAAGAACAGCAGAGAAACAAACAAGGGAATGGTAATCCTTTCTCCGGCCAGTCTATGATGCAGAAACAGAAGTATGCGAACTTTGTTCTCAACATGCTTACTGACTACATCATCTACTACGGTAACGCGGAAACTGGTACACCAGGGCTTATCGGAACAAACCCGACAATCTCTTGGGACACCGCTTCCATGCTGGAAATTGATTCCAGTGCATCTGCTACCAAAGGTTCCGATGCCTATAAAGCAGTGTACCGCGCTATCAACAGCTTCTTGACTCAGTCCGACAACAAGTTCGACAAAGTCAAAGTTGCTATGTCACCTGAAGCTTACAACTTCTTCACATCACTGCCCTATTCTGACACTTACGATCCGACTGCTGCTTTCAAGATCTTCAATGAAAACTACGGTGGCGGAAAAGGTCAGGACGGCAAGATGCCGAAAGTTGAGTTCGTGTCTGATCCTCTCCTGAAAGCAGGAAGCATCTTCAATTCCTCTGCTCATGACTACATGATTATGACAGCTCCGGAAGTTGGTGCTGGTCCAGACAATGAGTCGCAGCCACTCATCATATTGGGTGCTCCTCTCATGGACTTCGTGTTCCCGGCCGTTCCTGGACAGTACAATACACAGTATAAGACCTTCAGACGTCTTGCTGGTATTTTCGCTCCTGTACCCCAGGCCATCCGTGTCTATCAGGGTTTTGGTCGATAGTGAAATATCTGATAAGTTATCTTCCTACTGAGTATGTCATAAAGGGAATCTGGATTCCCCGGAAAGGCTACTCACGAGAAGAGTTAAGTCAGGGTAAAAGAGAAGTGATTGCTGTGTCTGAACAGCAGTTAAATCTTCTCAATGAAAGCCCACTATTCCAGACTTTCTTAGCAACAAAGAAGATGCGCATCTTGGACAAAGCTCCAGACAATCTTCTCAGTGGCGAAGAAAGAATGGCAAACTTGATTGCTGAAAACAAAGCTCTCAAGGCTGAAGCAATGGCCAACAGAGCACCAGCTCCCCAAAGAGGAAAGAAGACAGAAGCTGTAACAGCCCCTGTCGTTGAAATGAAAGAAGAGGTTAAATAGTATGCTACCAGGTGATTTCATATTTATGGAAAAGTTTCCCAGTATAACAACAGCTACACTGCAGGAAGCTATACTCAATGTTGAAACCACCTGGGTGGGCATAGCTGATATGTGGAGTAAGTCACCAGGAGTAGTGAGAGTAGCGAAGATAAAACTCTGCTACAACTATCTCGTTGCCTGGTGGCTTGCTGACATGTACCCAGAAGCAACACAAGGTATTTATACAAACGGTGGCGCTCCATTACGTTCTAAGGACATTGGTGGTACAATGCTGAGTTTTAATGCTAGGAAAGTACAAGCGGAGTTGGAGCCGCTGACTACTAATATGTACGGCCTTAAAGCCCTAGATATGATAACAACATGCCCTGAAAGGTACCTACTGAGATGAGCATATACGGTGACCCCTTACTCTGCTTCACGGAGCAGATGCGAGATATACAATACTTTACCCAAATAGCCCGCGTTGGTGCTGGCTATGATAAAGTTGGTGATGTAGTTACTATTCGTGGTATATGGCAAGCAGGCAAAGGTAAAGAAGTATTTGGTGCTACAGGAAGATTATCACAGCATTCAGGTTGGAAGACATTAGGTACAGTAGACAAGCCAGAGCTATGGACAAGCAGAGAATTACAGATTGGTCAATATGTCAAGTCTCCCGTAAGTGAACGGGTTTTTATACTCGAAAGAGAACTGGATTGGTCTTTCGAAGCAGGCTTTCACGCCTACTCCTTAGACAAAGTTATTGGTGATGATGGTGTTAAAGACGAAAGTCTAACTATAATAGAAGGCACATATTGAGTGAGTCACGGATTATAGCGAATCAAAGTAAATTAACTCGTGCCCTCCGTTTTAGTGGTTGTGATATAAAGCTTTATGTTAGAGATGAATCACATCATAGTGGTATGGGAACAAGAGAACTTGCATCCAAACTGAGTGAAGGCTTTGCTTATCAGTATAGAGGAAGAGTTATTGACGTTCCTGCAAGGCCCTTTATTAAACAGTTTATGGCAGAGAATAAAGAAGAGATAGAACGTTTTGTTATAGCTTCACAGGCCTGGCTTGATAAAGACCCAGGTAAATGGAATGAAGTAGCAGAAAGCATTCTTGAATTATTCCGATTCTGGTTATTGAATGGTGGAGTTACTCCCGCTAATAAAGCATCCACCGTAGCAAAGAAAGGTAGTTCAGCACCTCTTGCTGATCATGCAGCAAGGTCCATTGATGCGGACACACTGCTTTATGCTATTGTCACGGAGGCACAAATTGTTACACCTAAATAGTGTTAATCTTCGCGACATGTTGGGAGACATCTTCTTTGGTGAAAGTAAGACGGCTAAATTGAAGTACATTGTACCTATGCAAGGTAACTGGTGGACACCATCAGAGAAAGATAATGAAAAAGTAGCAACATGGATTGGCTACAGTATTGTTAATGTAACACCCTGGATAAGGGCGAGATACATACGGAACGAGGAGGATGAACAACTTCTCATTTCAACCTGTAAAGCAACTGTTCATTTACAGATAATTGGGAAGGACGCAGAAGCCATTGCCTATTCACTCATTCATTGGGATGAGAGAACAGATGTGCAGAAAGCTTTTTCCCGTTTTGCCGGTCAGCTCTTCTACGACAAGAGGAAGGTTATAACTACTCTTTACTATCAGGACGGGCAGAACTCTACACTTTCATATAATGTTGACTTCAACTTCTTTTATGCAGACTTTCCTGACGCTACCAAGCAACAGGAAGTGCTAACAGGTGCTGAGGTTAATGGTGTATTATATTTTTAAGGAGGTACTAAATGGCAGATGATTTTCAGGGCTCTATCGCGCAGGAAGACATACAGTTCATAACTGAAATTGTAACTGAAGTAAACCCTGGCGATAACTACTCAAAACTTATGATCTTCATTGAGAAGACAAAGTACGTTGAGGATGCTGCTGCTTTCGTGGCTGTCAATGCAGACATTGACATGGCAATAGTAACAGCCAACAATTATACTTTGGTGACAAAGGGGTTATTGCTGGCTTGGCTCGCAGATTTCTTTGCTGGACAGACTACAGCAAAAGTTTATCTCGTGGCTTTCACAGATGACCTTGCAACAACTGCAGCTTTTGACGCAGCCGTAATAACACTGCTCACTGATGCTTTCAATGAACTCAAAGCTTTGGCTTACTGGAAAACAATTCTGGTAACAACCACAGCAACAAACATCCTGATGCCAATTGCTGCATCCACAATGGCTGGTCTCTGTGGTGGTGACACTCTTCTCACCTCACCTGCCATGCTTCCTCTGACTACAGCAACACCTGGTACACTCTCTTCTGATCCCATTTATGTGGCCGTTGAAGCACTCGCCATCAAGTCTGCCTTCTTTGTGTATCATTATGATGACCAGAGAAATGGAGCACTCCTCCAGTTGGGTATCTCTCTTGGTGTTGTGAATGGCTCCGGTACTGCGGTTGGAAACAGCTTCGACTTCGTTGCGACAACAGACATTGATGCATCAGGTGATGAAGGCGTTCCACTTTCCGTTACTGTTCAGGAAATCTTGAAAGCTGCCAATGTAAGTTACTTCAAACCAGTGGGTGATACTACAGGTGCAGTAGTTCTTGTTGGTGCTAAGACCATAGCAGGAAATGTTGTATCGGCGGACTGGATCGTGTCTTACTGTAACTATGTCAATAAAGTACGTGTCGCGAACTTTATTGCACGCATGAACCAGTTCAGGAACAACAACACCTATCAGGGTATCTTGCTCATCATGAGTGATACTGTTGGAAGGTTCACGACAAGTGGATCAGGAAGATTGGCTAACTTCAAAGTTACTGCTCCTCCCTTCTCTTCTCTGCCTGCTGCAGGAAGCACAATCACTGTGCCCAATGCATGGTCTGCTCTCTACTTGGACAACGTACGTTCCGTACTTGTGTATGGCCAGCTGACAATCGTGTCAAGCTAAAGGAGGAAATAAATGTCAGATTTTATGAGTACACACTCTGTACAATCAGTTAGTGCCGGTTTAACGATCACTTATCTTCATCCTTTGATTGGCACACCACCTGCGACCAGCATCACGCTCCAGGGTTACAAACTGCAGTCATCGTTCTTGGATGCAGAATCCATCGTTGACAACTCAGTTCTTATCCCTATTCTCGGTGGTGGTAGTGTTCAGTTGACAAACAACAACCTCTCAGGCACGCTTACATTCAATTGTACCCGTGTTTCTGACGCTGTTATGGATGGTGACATTGTTACCATTGCACAGGCTCAGATCGCACTCGCTGATTCTACTGGTGCAACAATTGTTGTGTCATGGCCTTTCAATGGTAAAACATTCAAGATCACCTTCTTGAAATGTACTGTCAAACGGGTACCTCCAGTTAAACTGGCTGGTAATGATGCTCCTGATTACTCTGTGCAGTTTAACTACGGCACATACACGGTAGGTTAAGCAAATGAAAGTAACCCATGAGGACGCCACCAGGGACTACGCAAACTACTATGAGACGGATAAATCCTTCAAACGGTATTCGTTAGTTCTTGCTGATGGTGTTAACGAACTTGATCCCTTGGTCCTGCTGAAATTAATCAATGGTGATGATACCATGGAAGATAGAGTTGCTGTTGTCAGTAAGATGATTAATGGCAAGTCTGTGCAAGTTATGGACGGTGACTTGAGTGTCAAGTCATTCGTTCATAATGGTGATGCAAGCATATCAATGCTCTTCACCGCTGAACCGTATCTCCTTCAAGTAGTTATTGACTACTGCTACTCTCTGATATTAAAAAAGTTAACACCGCCTTCTCCCGTCTCCAGCGGGGAAGTGTCGGGCGAAAAGAAGTAAAGGTTAAGAAGCTGACCAGCATATTCGAAATGCTGGCGGCTATTCTTCCTTCTAAAACAGACCATGCTGGGGAAATAATAAAGAAGACAACTGGCTACTACTTGTATATGTATTATCAGTATGTAGCAGAATATAAACTGAGACCCGTCACTCTGACGGATCTGATTGATGGCCTACTTTACATAAGAGCAACAAAAGAGATTAAGGAGTTATACAGTGAGTGACAAAGACCTTGAAGCGAACATAAATATAAACCTTGATAAGTCTCTTGATACAGCAATTGATAAACTTGACAAAATAGACAAAGCATGGAATAAGCTGGCTTCAGCACCAGCTATTGATCTTGAAAAGAAGATTGTTATAGGCGCAAGAGTCAAGCCTATAACAACTTATTTTAAGCAGAAAAAACCAGGACAAAGAAGCTCTCCTAGTGGGATGACGCTTGCTGAGTGGAAGCGAGAAACTGCAGATTTTGAAGACAGTTATGAAGGTGTAGATGAAACAGCAAGACCCAATATAAAGCCTAAACCTAATGTCTATTCTCTTTATGGTAAAGAAGAGGAAACGCAGAGGGCTATGGGCCTTGATGCGTATAGAAGAAAAAAGATTATTCATGCAGCACCTATTACTATTTGTGAGCCTATTAAGGCTGGAATCTTTGGACCTAAGCCTGTTAAAACAGAGGAAGCAGGTATAGGTCTTAAAACAGAGGAAGCAGGTATAGGTCTTAAAACAGAGCAACACCGCGAAGAAGTTAAAGCTCTTGAAGAAGGCAAGACTGAAGTCAAAAAGCTTTCATACAGCTACGACAATCTCTTCAAGGACGAGCTAGCCTTAGTCACGGATAAAGAAAAGAAAGACAAGTTCTTAAACATAATGGAAGAGAAAGCATTTAAGACTTTCCGTACCGCGCCAGCTTCTGAAACAGGTAAGTACCATCCAGTGATGATGAATGAGCAAGGTGGATTGCTACTTCATTCTAAGGCTGTTGCACAAGCTTCATTAGCTATTGCGGCAGACAAGGGTTATACCGGTAACAAAGATGACTTAGTCTTACAGGCTCTAGGCCACGACATGGCTAAGCTTAATGCTTATGGCAAATCAGATCTTTATGGACATGCAAAGAAAGCAGGTGAATATTTTGATGAAGTAGGCTTGCCTTCCAGCGCAATACGCTCACATATGTATACCGGTAAAGGTAACGGTTTGATGGGTACATTGAAGCCTGTCACTGAGGAAGAAAAAATACTCAAAGAGGCTGACTTACTAGTTTCTAGAACTTATGCACAGGACTATATAAAAGCAGAAGATGGTAGAATAACTGGTATAGACTTAGCTGGTTTGAGAAAGGCTGCTTTAGATAAAGGTGATCTTATTGCAGTGGGTGGTGGAGGCGGAGATGGTGAACCACCAAAAGAGTACGTTGCTGCCTCAGAAGCAAGCAATGAAAGAGCTAAGAAAGATAAAGAGAGTGAGAAGTCATGGCACTCCATACTTTCTTCTGCTTCTAAGTTCGCCAAGGTCCTTACTGGCTTAGGTCTTGCTGTAGGCTACGCAGCTATTAAAGCAACAGACACAGGATCAGGTCTTGCGCAGAGTGGCATGAGTGCCTTCACTGGGATGACCAGTAAAGAGATTCTAGATAATGAGTTAAGAGAAAAGAAAGTTAAAGCTGGTGCCGGTTCCATCAATGCAGAGATACAGGCCTTAGCTGAGAAGAGAGCAACCTTCCAGAGAACAGGCAAGGCAGACATCTTTGATATAGCTGTGTTTGGTGAAGTCGGCAATCTCTTATTGTCCAAAGATCCAATGCAAGATGTTTATGCTGCAATGATGGATGAGTTAGCAGCAAGAGTTGCAGCTGAGAAAGATCAGACAAAACGTGAAGGTATGATGGGTCAGATAAGTGAACGATTAGGTCCTACTTCTGCTAAGATGATTAACTTTATGATACTGCAGAAACAGACTTATGCTCAAACTGGTGAAAGATATAAGCCAGGGAACGATGCTTGGTTGTCTAATTCAATTGGTATTGATGCGGAGATGCAGACTTATTTGAACAGCATAAAGAATAGTTTCTCACAAATATTAACAGCCTTTCAAGACTTTGCTGGTAACCCGATATTAAAGTTTTTTGCAGACGTTGTAAGTGACTTGGCACACTCTGCTACAACAGGAAAACCCGCATCAGGTATGCGTCTTTTGGATGCTGCGGGATCTGCAACAGTAGAATATGAAAACTCAGCAAGGGGAAAACAACTAAGAAAAGCGGCAGACTACTTAGGTTTTAAAGCCAAGGAACGGGGTAAGCTTAATGAGGAGTTCCTTAAGCAAGCAAAAGAAGCAGGCTTAGAGGTTGGTGGGGATCAAGGTTTATTGGACGTGCGTAATGCAGCGAATGAGCAATATAGAAAGGAACTTGAAGCTAAGGTGCAGGAAGCAGTACGTAAAGAACAGGAGTTAATAGACAGTGAGACAGGTGGAGCTAAAGGCATTCCTGGCAAAAAGATACTTATGAATACTGGTAATGTAAATAATTATTATAGCCTTGCTTTCCCCAATGCTACAAGAGCCTCGGAAATAAGTGAAGGTATACAGCGTGCTGCATCCAATATGTCAACAAATAATGCAATGAATAATCTTTATATAGGGGCGGTGGGATAATGAGTGTAGCTGCTTTAACAGGACAATTCTTAGGTGCAACAGTTCTTGGTTCTCTCCCCAGTGTTGGAACAGACTCAATGAACGCACTCATTGAAGCATTGACTAATCCTTCTCTGTCATACATACCTATATATGCAGAGTCTGTGGAAATGAAGAGAGACGCAGAGATATCAACAAGCATGATAATGTCTCAGGGTAAAAGTGATAAATCCTTCGTCACAGATAATGTTGCACCTTATCCAAGAGTCTGGACAATTAAAGGTTACTTAAGATCGTTGATCCCTTATCTCGAAGGTACATTATTCTTTAAGCCAACGCTTCTTGTTCAGAAGTTCATGCTTGATAAAGCAATGATGAGTAGGAAGGCAGTTGTATTTAAGACAACAGACGGTGAGATTGTTGATGTACTGATTAAGAACATAACAATAATTGTCAACCCCAAGAATCAAAGTCATGTGGAAATTAATGTTGAGGTGCAAGAACTGAATTACTTGACAGCGGATGAAGGTTCACTCTCTGATCTTGCACTCTCTGTTGGTGCTGCTTCACCCACTTCTGTTCTTTTAGCCTCTTTAGGAGCAGTACCAGCTGTTTCAATTGGAGCAGCAACGGTAGTGGCAGCTGCTGCAGGAGCATTCAGATGATACATTATGAAGTTTCCGTCCCTTCCTTTACGGAAGAGACAAGAGTTCAGTTCTCAGCAACCCTGAATGGTATTCTATACGAGTTCAACTTAGACTTCTGGGATGATCTTTGGCATTTGAATATTATCCGAGAAGGGGTTAATAGAACTTGTACACTATACTTTATGTCCCTGTACTTTCCTTCTGATCCTTTGTATCAGCTTCAATGGTTGGGAACAGCACTGTCTGGCTCAACTTTCCTGGTGGCGGTAGCAGAATGATTAAAAGTCTTAAGCTCTTTGACAAGTTCATAGACTTAGAGTTCACTGTTGAGGAACCAACAACTGCTGTTGCAACGGCAGTACCTTATCTCAAAAACTCAACTACAACAAAGAAGATATCTTTCCGCACACCGAAGACTGGACCAAAGCCGAATATTGCCATGTATGTCAACTTTTTACAAGGTGCAAATAACAGTGATCTTACTATAAAGATAACCAACTTTTATAGTGAGATTGACATACAGTATTACCGCTATATGAAAGTTGTTGCTGGTTATATGGGATCAACGCCCGTGACTCTTGGTGGTGAGATATGGAATTGTTATGTTGAGAAACCAAATCCTGAAGGTGTGACGATCTTTCAGTGTGTCTTAGGCACTATATCTGATCTTTATAATAAGACCAGTGAAGGTCCTTATGATGTTCAGATTATGCCAGACACAGTATTGACTACACTCACTAAGATAGCAGAGTCGTTGGAACTGAAACAAGAGTTCAGCCTTCCTCAGGCATGGCTCGGTGTGCAGTACACAGACACTGAATCAACTGAGACCTGGTCCAATGCTCTTGATATGCGAACCAAGGTTAATAAGAAGTTAAGTGACATGGCCGTTGCTTTGAGTCTGCCCCATCTTTATATGAGTACAACTAGTAGTACATTTACTGTATTTGCTTTAACAGAAGAAAGTGTTAATGACACTACCATTATTTTAGACAAGATATCAACTGCCTACTTAATGGGTGGTAACATCATTGTTAAGGCACCGTGGAATCCACAACTCCTTGTTACTGGTTTATTCAAGATGGATACCAAGTTCTTTAGAGGCAGAATGGCGTCACTGCAGATTGGGGGCGAAAAGAAAGCTTTCGGTATATTCGAAATGAAGGTAGCATTTAGTACTCACTCAGAAAATAGTATGGAAATAAATGCACTTGATCTGTCTCTTACACAAGGAGAGTTCTGATGTTAACAGAACAAATAAACAGTGGGCGTTACATAACTGATATACAGTTAATACAGAATGTTATAACCGGCTATCGTTTCATTGACTATGGTCTAGTAACAAAGTATGCAGATGGTCGAGTTGAACTTACTTTGGCCCACAAGGTTAACAAGAAAGAAGTTAAGTTAACCAATGTAGAAGTATTGAATACTGGTTCTCTTGCCTTTTCCGTTCAACACACTCTTGTTGAAGGTGACATTGTTATGCTCTTTAGCTCACGGTCCATGGTTAAGGATATGACAGCCTTCACTGAGGCAACTGACACACCTATTGATTGTTATAGCACACCCGCCATAAAGGCCCTCCCTATTGCTGCGACGGGAAAGTCTATTAATACTTTAACAATAGCGGATGATGGGTCATATATCTTAGTTGGTGAGAATTATACTTTTGATGTAGCGACAGACGGTAGTATATCCTTGACTACGGCTGGTGACTTATCCCTCTCCCCGGATGGTGATATGACAGTAGAGACTAAGGGGAAGCTAGTATTGAGTACTACTACTGCAGCAAAGATAACAGCCAAGAATAGTGCTCAATCTCTCGCAGCACTTATAGAAGAGTTCATAGGTATTTTTACTAATGGTTTTCAAACTGTTGGACCACCCCCTGCTCACCTTATTCGTCCAGACATCATAGCTAAGTTTGTAGCTTTGAACGTAAAATTTAAGTTATTATTGGAGTAGTCTATGCCTTTAGTTAAAGCAACATTGCAACTCGCTATCGCGACGGGAGTAAAAGTACTTAATGGTAAAATGGCCTTGGATCCACCCATGACACCGGATGCTTATGCAGAAGAGCTCGCTACTGTAATATCTGATGCAGTTGATACCTTTGTTAAAACTGGGACAGTGACAACACCCCTTGCGACGGTAGTTACTATACCACTTACTTCACCACCAGGAACTCCTTCCGTTGGTACTGGTACTGGCTCAGGTACGGGTACAATAAGTTAATTTATTTTGTTTTAGCTATGTACGAAACGGAAAAAACGTGATATAATATATGAAGTGAATAATCCTGGTATATGAATACTTGGCCTGTATAAGTAAGGTCCTTAAAAGAAACTTATTTAAGGATCGGAAAAGGAGATAAAATGGATTTGCAGCTAGTAACAACAGATAATATCTGGGACCTTATAGTTGTCAATGGTCTTCCCGCTACTCTCACTGGCGACAATGAGTTAACACAGCGTGCTATGATGGCCGCTTTCATACAAACCAACACTATTCCTCTTCTCGAAGCAACAGGCAATAATTGGACGAAATACGTAACAGGTGAAATATCCCTCTCTGAAATTGATGCGCAGGTGCGTGCATCAGTTAACTTACTAATGGATAGACTGGACTTCGTTCCATTTTACAATATTAAAAATAATCAAGTCACATTCACAATCAGCAAGATACAGTTAGCAGGAGTAAACTAATGTCAGTAAACCTCGACGGTATAGACTACGTGGTAGATCAACCCACGGATAATGCATTGAATCTATTGTCTTATATTAACAACCTATCAACAACACAATTTGTTGTTAATGCTGCCTCACCTATCTGGCTCATAGTTCTTGGGTTGGGCTATATGTTAACAGTGTATCAGAGGTTGGTTTATGCTGCCGGACAGGCCTTCAACATTGGATCCTGCTCGGACCAGCAGCTCTTGAATCTTGCAGAGATAGCTGGTACAGAACTTCTTGCGGGTTCCGCAACAACGATCACCTGTCATGTCACAGCGGGAACTGATGGTGACTGTGAGATACTGAAGACCTTAACTGCAACAGTTTCTTATGAAGGTATTGATGTACTCTTCCATCCATTGTATAATAAAACAATAGCTTCTGGTACAGCAGAGGATATAACATTACAAGCGGAGGTAATTGGTCCTCTCTACATTGGTGAGGATGTAGTAACAGAGTTTGATACAGTCGTGCCCAATTTGCTTACAATGACATCTGCTAATGCGGCACCTGGTGAAGATCCTGAAACAATCTCCGCTTTACGTTATCGCTTACAAAGAGGTAGCAACAGTATATCAGGTATCAAAGCATGTATAGCAGCAATAAGAAATCTTACTGGTGTACAGACCGCAAACCTTTATTTCAACCACTCCTTGACCGTGCCTCTTGTCATAGAAGACATGACCATTCCACCACGCTCATGTGGTATGTTCGTTCAAGGCTATAGTGACTTTATTGCGGACACATACTTCACCTATTTGAATGTGCCCTGTGTTGATGGTACTGAGAGTCAGGATTTTATCACACAGGCCGGCCAGACAATACCTGTTACGTACAGTATACCTACGCAAGTTGAACTTTATATTATTGTTCGTGTGCGTATTCCGGAAACCTTAATTGTTCCGGTCAACTATGACTTAAGCATAAAGAACCTTCTATTACCCGCATCCAATAGCTTACTTATTGGTGAGAACTATACACAGAATTATCTTCTTACCTTCTTAGCAGATTATAACTCTACAGACATAAGTATTGTTGGTTTAACTATATCTGAAGATGGTGTGACTTATAGTGATACAACATCTCTACTACGGAATCAGATCGGTATAATAAGTACAGCCAACATTACTGTTGAGGAGACAGTATGAACTATATAAGTAAACAGTTGGGTGGGCCTATCGTTCAGGGCTTCATAACGGGAATTGAAACTATGTTCAATAATTGGTATGCTATAACCTTAAATTATCTTAAAACATTGAGTATCAGTTCAGCCAATGAAAAACATACTGAAATGATTGGAACACTCGTTGGTTTCCCCCGCCCCTTAGTTCAGCAAGAGTTAGTTGATTCCGCATACTTCAAATTTGCTGTGTCTTATTACAGGGACATTGATATTGGTTTTGCTACTTCCTATTCCGCACTTGGCGACGGTGGTTTACTCTCACCTGTTGTATCTTATAGCAATCTTGTTTATTTAGACTTAACAACATACAAAGCTATGCTTAAAATAATAACCAAAGCAAGATGGGGCATGAGAGCTTCCTCAATGACGCTAATAGATGATATATGCAAATATGTTGCGGAAACTAAAGATTATAACATAACTTTTAATGCACCACAGAACGACATCACTATAACATTCTACAATGTGAGTGCGTATTCTGTTTACATAGCAGGATATATACTCAATTATCTTTTTGATACGGAACCAGATATCACAGTAATTAAGGAGACAGTATGATAGACGAAAGCACGCTACCAGCCACGACTGAGTATGCTGATGAAGCGGCGTATATAGCTCCACCAGACAATGCACAATGGGCAAATGGTACGGAACCAGAGTACACACTTCCCGCAGCTTGGTGGAATTATTTCATGAATCTTTTCACACGGTCTAATGTTCAGACTGTTGCTGACATTAATTCCATTCTTGATGAGATGAAGGCCGTGTTAACAGAGGCAGGTATCACTGTTAATCCTGCGTTATCAAATCAATTGTTGACAGCTTTGAATACAACCTATGCCAAGCTGGCTTCACCCGCTTTAACAGGAGAACCTACAGCACCGACTGCTGCTCTAGGTACAGATACGACGCAGTTAGCTACGACCGCATTCGCCAATGCTGCAGCAATAGCTGCCTCTGGTTCATCTGGTGAAGCTACTAAGTATGTTGGTTACAACTTCAACAATGGTCAGTTTGAGACAGCTGCGACTGGTTGGGTTACTTATGCTGACGCAGCAGGAATTATTCCTATAGATGGAACTGGTGGAGCTCCTGTTTCTACTTTTATACGTAACACTACTACACCTCTTTGTGGAATAGCTGACGGCATTTTATCTAAAAATGCAGTTAATAGACAAGGTGAAGGTGTTAGTTATGACTTCACTATAGATAAAGGTCAATTAGCCTCTCCAGCTCATTTAACTTTTGATTATTTAACAACAGGGGCTTTTGCTTCTGGTGACATAGGTATCTATATAATAGCCTTAACTGGTGGAACTATAATTTATCCTTCAATAGTTGACTTGCCTGCTACTTATGGTTCTGTCAGTCAGCATCTTATTGTATTCAATCCTTTAAACTCATCAACTGGATATAGACTATGCTTCCACATAGCTACTGTTAATGCTTCAGCTTGGACATTTGAAGTAGATAATATTGTAGTAGGACAAAAGAATGTTGCTGTTGGTGCTGTGATAAGTAATGCTATAGAACTTCCATCTAGTATACCAGTAATAACAAATCTTCCGGGTTCATGGACAAGAAAGAATTACACACGTTCAGGTGTGTGTATACACCTACACCTTACCTACAGTGTTACTGGTGCCGCAACTGGAGCACTTGGGCTTAGTTTATCAACACTTTTAGCCACTTTGGGTTTATCAACTACAGAAGATACTGCACAAATTATATCAACTTATAACGGATCGGTCTCGTTCTTGTCAGGTTTCTATAATACAGTAAGTTTTTACTCAACATCTGCTTGGACTACTAACGTCCCTTATGCTGCATGGGCAAACGGTATGGCTATTGTATTAGATGTTAGTTACTCCATTTCCCAATGGACAAGTAATGTAAACCTTGCCTCTGACTTTACTGAGTATGCTTCGTCTAGTAATACGGCTAATGTCACAGATACTGACTATTCTAATACAGTATTAGGATCACAAGGCAGTTTATTTCCAGTTAATTTAACCGCCCCACGAATCAAATGGTTCCAATTCATAAGACCCATACAACCTGCAGATACAATAATTCTGGAAATGCAACCAAATGGTACTGATCCTTGGCTTCCTGTTCAGGGAGGGGTTGCTTCAGGGTGTATATGGTCTTTTCAAGTACAAGGTACTACTGCCTACGGCATGGGTATTTATGGGGGAGGAGTTCTACCAACACAATTAAAGGTTGTGTTTGGAGGGTATCCTTTTGCTGATGGTGCTACCTTTGGAGCACCTGCTAGTACAGGATGGGGTACTTATTCTACCTACAAATGGCGAGTCCGTAAAGTCTCCAATGGCAACATGGCTGAACAGATCACTCAACCGAACACAACAGTAACCACACTGTATGATGCAGATACTGTAAACTTGAATAGTAGTACAGGCTTAGGTTGGGTTAAAGCCTCATTGACTAGCTTAATGGCTAAGTTCAAAACTTATTTTGATACTTTATATGGACCGAGAATAGTATCAACAGGCACAGGCACTATACCAGCAGGAGGATCAGAAAGTTTTTCCATTGCCGATGGTTATACCTACCTTATTTTTGGGGTGTTTTCAGTCACTGGGGCGTCATGTGCTAGTATGTGCAGGCGTATCGGAGAAAATATTTGGATGACAGAACTATCAGCCGCAACAGGGTTTACAATTACTATAAATACTGCAACTTCACCAGATCAAGTTAAGATAACAAATACAAGCGCAGGAAGTGCAAGTGTCTCTCTGACTTTTAGCATTATGGGTTATCCGTCATGATAAGTTGTAGACAAAGTAAAAGTATAATGAGAAGGAGTACAAAATGACCTCAGAAACAATATTCAGTTACGTGTTGTCCGGCGCGGCACTTCTAGGTTATGCATCACAGTGGGCAAAAAGCGTGAAAGATAAAGGTAAGGCAGAACAGATTCAAGCACAACTTGAATCAGATCTCAAGGAGTGCAAGAGCAACATCAAACTCCTTGAGTTAACATCGGCTTGTCAGGATGGAGACATTAAGTCTCTCAACACTGACATTAAGCACATCATGGACGCACTAATGCGCATTGAAAAGAAGTTGGACAGAGAATGATAACACAAGGACAGAGAATGACCGTTATACAAAGACTAATACCAATAAACAATTACTCCAGACCGGGAAAGAAGCGTACTGAGACGAAAGGCATCGTTCTTCACAACGTGGGTGTGGCAGGACAAAGGGCTAAAGATGTTATTGAATACTTCTGTTCGCTGGCTAATCAGAAAGATGACAACAAGCCAGACGTTAGCGCATCAGCGCACTATGTTATTGACCAAGATGGTACTATCTATCAGTGTATTCCTGATGATGAAAAAGCCTATCACGTTGGATCAACAATTAAGGACCCCAAGTCGGGGCTAATCTACACTGACCTTGCCCGCGCTTCTTTTGGTGCTTACGCTTCCAAACCCTTGATCATGAGTCCGAATAGTTGTACTATAGGTATTGAGATGTGTCATGGACCGATGGGTGAGATCAGTGCACAGACTTATAGCGCAGCACTGAACCTCTGTCTTTCCCTTATGAAGAAGTACAATCTCACTGTGACATCAATTTTTACGCATAAGGATGTTGTTGGTTGGAAGGAGTGCCCATTACTGTGGACCAAAGAACCACAACGTTTTGTTTCTTTCAAACTTGATTTGAGGAGGTTATCATGCCTCTAAATCTGGACAGCAGATCAACCATGGACCTCTGTATCATTCTTGGAGCTATTGCAGGCTTCATATTAATACTTGCTTTGGCATGGAGGATAAGTGGAATACGTTCCGTCCGTCACAATAAGAAGACTGGGGAGACTGTAATCACTGAAGACAGTGTAAGAAGAAAATGATTGTGTTACTTATTGTTATGGCAATCTTTGCTGTAGCAGCAGTATATCTCAACTTTATGGATGGAGGAAAGAAATGAAGAAGATCTTTGAGTTTTTAACTGGTCCGAATGGAGAATCATCCTCTAAGAGACTGATTGCCTTTTCATTTAGTGTCGCTGTTATTGTGGGTTCATTCACCGGAATGGACAATGTAGCATTAGGTCTGCTCATCGGTGGTGTACTCTCTATACTTGGTGTACAGGCCGTAACAAGGACGTAGCAGATGGCAAGTTTTCAGAAACAAACATACGGTAATAACCGTTTATGTATATTGAACTATGACACTGTAGGGGAACAAGAAGTAATAAATGTTCCCTATGTACAAAGTGGTCTCACAGTTCAATTGTCCCCTGTTGGAGGTACAGCTTCCTTAGCTGTGTCTAATGATGGTATCAATTGGATTACCTCACCAGAGGGCAATGTGTCTGCGTCAACCATAATATTGGTTGTACCAGTACGTTATCTCAGAGTGACTAATAATGCAACAACTTGTGGTTTAGCTGCTTGGGGGTTTTAGTATGGGTATATTTTTACCTATATTTGGTGTAAGTGAAGCACCTGTTGATGGTAAGACCTATGGTAGGAAGAATGGTATGTGGTCTGCTATATCAAGCATAATTGGAAGATGGGTATTGGATCCTGTTGTAGACGAAGATGTTCCAGCAATATGGGATGATTCAGCAACGTGGGATGATGCGAAGACATGGAGGGAAGTATAAATGGCAATTGTTACACTTGACGACAATACGTTGGCAGCAACATGGAGAACAAACCTGAATGCAATGTTTGTTGAACTATTCCAACTGCTTACTGGAAAGGCTGGTGGTGGAACCATTATTGGTGGTACACTAACAACACAAGCTTTGAATCTACGAGCTAATGCAACAGACTTGACTTCTGGTCAAGTTAACGTTCTAGACACATTGGAAGCAACAGACACAGATACAGCAGCCTTTTCTGTTAAGGGAGGTGTTGCTGTAAAGAAGAATCTGAGAGCAAAGAATATCTTCGTTACTACACCAACCTCTGCAGCTGGTGCAATAACAACTGTTGATGGAGCGCAGACTCTTTCTTCAAAGATCATGTGTCTTGTTGCAGGTACAGTGGAGGCCTTAACAGCACCATTGTACTTCCTCTCCGGTCCATTGATGACTGTTGCGGAAGTTGGGGCATTAGAGTTCCTTGCCGATAAACTGTACTTCACAATTACAACAGGCGCAGTAAGAAAAGAGATAGCCCTCAATGATTCCTTCTTCGGTGGTTTCTTTTCTTATGATAAAGCAGCAACATTGATTATACCTATTGATACAGCCAGTGTGTATCATGCAGTAAGGTCCGTTGTTGCGGGTGATATTGTCACAGGCATACTCAACGGTTTTACTTTTAATCAAGGTAGACAGGTTGATGCGGATATAGCTAACATAAAAGATGGTGCAGGTGGCAAGTTACAAATTGAATGTTCCGCACCACACAATCTGACAACGGGTGACTTTGTTTGTATAACAAAGGAAAATCGTGTTGTGGGTAACAACAAAGTGACTAAGATCACTAAAGTTGACGCAACACAGTTCATCTGTGACAACATTGACTACGCAGGTGGAACACAGACATCAACAGCAGTTGTTTCTGAGCCAGCCTATTTACAAGCAGGAGCAGCCTCTGCTGGATCATATCAAGTTAATCTTAGTTGTGCATTTACAACAAGCAATGGACAGAATATTAAGATAGAAGTTAATGTTGGTAGTACGCCAGCAGACAACTGTGTTGCACAGCGCGTTACTACTGCAGCATTAGACACAATAAGTTCTAATGGTAATGTTGCTGTAGCAGCAGGCGACAGAATATTCTTGACAATAAAGAATATTGGTGGAACTGCTGCGATTACTGTTACACACTGCAATCTCAATTTGAGCAGGTTATAATTAACAAGGAGGTAAGTGATGAGCTTACAAAGTTTGAATCAGTATAAGGGAATCTTTGCAGATTCCAGTGCAACACAGGTTGTTGCTGCAACCATAGAGGAAGCAGCAGCCATAATGACAAATGATGTTACAGGTTTAGAGCCAAATCTCATTCAGGTCTTGCAGAAGGGTATACAGGTCATGGTGCCAAGCAATGTGGTTAATTTCATAACTACAGTGTCTCCCGCAGAAGCGGCAGTTGGTGGTTGTATTGCTACACCACAAGTGTATGCTGTGTTGGATGGTACTGAAGTTATTCTATCAGCCATCGCACAACCAGGTTGGGCCTTTGTTAAATGGACACTTGATGGTGTTGACCTTGATGATGGTGCAGTACCTGTTCCTGCACTTCTTCCCGCTGTCACAGTTGTGGAAGTTGTACCAGGTTCACCAGCTTCTGCAGTAGTTGAATATGTCGCAGTGTTTGAGGTTGATGCACCGTAATACTTTTTGGACATGAAAAAACCCAGGCTGTAGTGGCCTGGGTTTTATTTATTTAAGAACTATAACAACTGCTTCACCTAATGCTATCACCAACGCTGTCAACGTCAACCCCTTCCATAAAGTTATTTGCTTTAATGATGTCTCCAACTGTTTTGTCAATGAGCTTTGCAAGCGCGTCGATTCTTTTTGCTCTGTCCGTAATTCGCTTAATTCCTTCAAGTTCTTTTGTAGCTCGACTCGTAACTGTTCTGATATTGTCTCGGAGTTCAGAAGCTTGGTCAGCGTTATCTCTTGCTCGCTGTTCTGCGTCTGCAAGTCCAGCAGCAAGAGACCTGTTTCTTGACTCAAGGTCAGCGTTAAGGGCTTCAAGTTTAGTATTCCTTGTTTCAAATCCAGTGAGTCTGTTAAGACTGGTGCTGATGTTTGCTCCGAGTAAGCCAATGACAACAGCAAGAACCACGCCGAGGCACAGTAAAATAATCTCTTTAACATTCATATACTCCCCTTACAGTCTTTGCAGTAGTCCATCCAAAGACCGCCTTGCTTCCGGCAGATCCAAGCAAGAGTCTTCTTGGCCCTTACAGCACCAATGAACTCTTCATACTGACCACCAATGGTGCCACACTTGTCACAAGTGAGATTGAACTTTTCCTCACCTTTGACTTTAACCGTCTCAATCATTCACCACCTCCCAGTAGATGACTTAGCCTCTCAAAACCATTAACAACAGTATAATCCTGTGTTAAGACATTATCCTTGATTATCTCACTGAAGAAGTGGATAGCCATTTGCTCCTTGCCTGCTTCAATAACAACAGAATGGCCTCCGTGAGTGTAGTGCCTTCTCAGCCAAGCCTGCTGCCCTTCACGGAAGTCAATGTGCCAATATGGATTGAATGAGGTCTTACTGTTCTTCAGCTCAACCCAGTGACTCACACCCTTCTTAATCATGAACAGGTCTGGTACACCACGGTTGATGGCTCCCACCTCAACAGACTGAATGAACCAACCTAAGGATCTTAACTCTTTGCAGAGTGTCTTCCGGAAGTCCATTTCATTCTTGTACATTTTCAGCACCTATCATGTATACTGGCTTACCACACTTTGGACAAGTGAGTGAGCCCATTAGGTCTGGATTCTTTGCTATAACAAAGAGTAGACACTCATAGTCAAAGGTATATGCTCCCATACTCTTCTTCACTGTGCACTTACACATTCCTTTAGTGAGCTCATTTATTGTATCTTGTGCTTTGAGACACGCTTTAGTGTGTCGGAAGTTTTCTTCTTTACACCAGCAAGCACCAATCTTGAGGCCCATTAATGTGTTGTAAATCTTAGCTGAATGCATAATTAACCACCTTATTGAACAATGTTTCCCTCCACATCGAAGTCAAGCTTCAACCAACGCCGGGATGCAATGTAGTCGGCATAATGGAAGAGCCATTCATCTTCCTCACAAGGTATGGGAAGAAGTATTTTGGAATGCTTGTTACTGTTCCATATCCCCATGTGGCTTTCAATGAGACGGGCAACAACAGGCAGTTCATACTGAAAGCAGAGCGCCGCCATTGTTGCAGGATGTTCATGCTTTGTGTATGGATCACTACCAACATACTTCCTCATATCATGAAGTATGGCAGCTGCAATAAGTTGGTCCTTGCTCATCTCAGGCCGTGTGTTGCAAAGTTCATTAACCATGAACACAACAGCCTTGACATGGCGGATTAAACCACCCTCACCCTGACTGAATACGGGATGGTACTTCCCTGTTGATGATGCACCCTCATGTGTATGACGGTCGCTAACTTCCTTGGTCAGTATCTCTATGACCCTCCGCTGTATTTCACTGTCCCTTATCATTGAAAGTTCTTTACTAAAGATACTTTCCCATTGTGGTCTAACTACTTCCAGTCCTTCCATATTCTCTCCTTTTTGAGTCTTCAAATAAGCTTCTTATACTAAGTTTATAATAGTCTTAGTATAAGAACACGTCTTCATTATTCACTTCATATTGTCTATGAAGCCTTACATATTATCTGTGTGCAGTCCGACGCCAACATTGCATCAAGATCAACATGTTCATCAAGGTCCCCGAAGTTGCGACCAAGATCCGTATCAATGCGCAATGGGATGTCTAGCTTAACACAGTTAGCCATGCAATGTTCCAACTCTTTATAAGCCTCAATGGCAATTCTGGTCTTAGGAACGCTGACACCAAGTTCATCATGCACAGTAAGATGAATGGGCAGCTCATTGAATATGCCTCCCTTGTAAGCGTCCCACATACCTTTCTTCATAACATCCGCCGCTGAACCTTGGATCAAGTAATTAACTAGCTTGTATTCCTTTTCTTCTTGCTTGATTTTTTCACTGACCCTTGCTCGTCGTCCCAGTACAGTTCGTACATAGCCACGTCTCTTGACTGTGTTAACAATGTCATTACGTGTTGGCTTAATGAAAGGCATAGCATTGTAATACTGATCTGTTAATCTGTCACACTGTTCTGCAGTGAAACCGAACTTCATTCTCATTGTCTTTTTGCCCATGCAATACACAGTACCAAAGTTGAAGTTCTTTGCATGCTTTCTGTCTAAGCCAGTCATGTTCTGAACATATTTATGATAATCCGTCAGCGGGTTCTTAATAAACTCTTGACGTATAGCATCTGATCCTTCACCTGTTGCGAAATGAACCAGGAGCCGGTACTCAATCTGGCTATAATCTGGTGCACCATACCAACAATTTTCTTCGGGAAGAAAACATGATCTTATGAGCTCACCATGCTTTTCTTTCTTGGCTGGTATCTGTTGCAGATTGGGTAGTACACAGGCGAAGCGTCCAGTTACCGTACCCCCCTCATCCTTTCTCATTGGGTAGAAAGAAGCATGAATGCGACCATTGACCTGAAAGTCAACTAGTGAACCATTGATATAGTTATTAACAACAGTCTTATAACCTTTGAGACGTATAATCTCTTGACCAATTGGATGATCCACAAGGCCTAAGACTTCAGCTTTGAATGATGGATTACCACCTTTGGACCACGTACCATCCGGCTTCTTCTTACCTTCCGTGTAAATGAGGGATATGCCAAGATCATTCCATATCTTCGTCAAGTCCGTATTACTATTGAGATTGCATTCACCATAAGTTCTGGTAAATTGACGCATCCCCTCCTGATATTCCTTAGTCAAGATATCAGCAACCTCTTGTCGACGCTTTTCGTCAATACGTATACCAATCTTCTTCATTTGAACGAGAAGAGGGACAAGGCCCATCTCCATAGCCAAGACTTGTTGCAATCCTTCACTGTCAATGACTGCTTCCTGCTTCTCATAGACAATGCCTGTTTCTTCAACATCACCCAGGGCATAGTCACGGGCAATGGAGAACGGTATACGCCAGAGGTGAGACTGTGGTGCACCAGTCCAACCATTCGCTTTACAATAAGCAACTATCTGCTTATCATGCTTGCCTTGTGAACCATACTTTAGAGATAAAACGTCCAAAGAGTATGAATTGGCATAGGCATCAATCAAACACTCACGGCTCTGTACATCCTGATAGGGTCCAACAACAGTGAGATTATTACCATTGACCATCCAGTCTAAGTCATAAATAAAGTTAGCCCCAACCTTTGTGCAAGGTCTGGACAGCACACTATTTATGTAAGACAGGCTGGTCAATGGTGCATCTTTATGCCCAACATTGAAGTACTCTTTGAGGCCTGTTGATGGCTGATAAACAGCTATGCCAAGAATGTAACCATCTTTCCGATAGACACCTGGGCCCATCTCACTGAGCTCAGGGTCAAAGGTTTCAATATCAACGACCATATAATCAGGGTCTATCATCCAAGGCCTCCACTTCTTTAATAGCTGCAAAAGCAATATTGCTAACTATACTTTTTCTGTTCTGTGCATTTCCAACGAAGCATTCACCAATTGCTATTTCTTTCATAGCCTTGAGAAGAATGTCTTTTTGTGTGAATGCTTGTTCGGGGAATTGTGAACGCAAAATAGAGTTTATCACAGTTCTTTCATGACTGTAATATATCTCTTTGTCTTCCTTAAGTTCTTTGAGAATAAGATACGTAACCGTGTTATATTTATCTTGCACTCAGTATCTCCCTTATCCACTGTAAACGTTGAGCATTCTCTTCTTCAACAGTCTTGCATGATGAAGGAGTAGTGGTATGACATTTATCAATGAGCGCACACTCTGGACAGAAGAGTCCAGCACATGATCCACCCTGCTTTTTAATTAATTGCAAGCTAACCTCTAATGTCATCAATTGTTATCTCCCTGTATTTGAGCTTGCCTGTTTTGGCTTGTAGTGAGCAGTAATCAGAACAATACTTTCTGTTACCCTTTGTTGTTAAGAACTTCTTGCCACAGCAGAGACAGGTGTGTGTTGTCTCTACTGCTGTGTAATGAAAAGCCTCACGACATTTCTTGCCACAGAACTTCTTATTGTAAACAAGAGTACTGAAGGTTCTATGACAGACTATACATTCAACTGTGTGTGGTACTGCCTTCTTCACCTTCTTTGTTTTACAAAGAGGACACTTCAATTGATTGCCAACAAGTGGAGCAAAGTCCTTGCCACAAATAATGCATGGTTTAATGGTCATACTATCTCCTTATAGTACTTTGTTATCAGTTGATTGTACTTCTTAGTCTTACAATCATGACCCTCTGCTGTTGAATCAAGGGCACGAAGACAGTGCATCTGAAGTTCAACATCAATGAGCTCATCAGTGATGTTGGTTGTTCTTGTATCCTTCCTTTGAGAGTTACAGAGTTCAACAGTGAGCTCAGCCATCTCTCCCATTATAACAGAAAGCTGGTGATCTTTGCCATTAAAGTCAGTTAAGACTTTAGCCATATTGGGTAGGAGAGTTATCTGAAGTAGGCCACAGTCATCTTTGTGCTGTTCACCAAAGACATAAATGTACTTCACCCCACGGGAGAATAGACTCATTTGACAAGGAACACAAGGGAACAATGATAGATAGACTGTTGAACCTGCAGTAACAGTAAGAACAATTTCTGCGTGTGTGGCACACACTTTGTCTACAGCATCGCAGTTCATTTTACAGAGATGATTGGGCTTATTCCAAGCAACAGACAATATATCCGTTCCATTAGCACACAAAGCAGCAACCTGCTTATCTTCGCAGGTAGAGAATGTCCTTGCAGTTTCAAGCAGCTCATAAACTGCTACCTCAAAGGGTGAAAGTTTATTCCGTCGTTGTATCATTTTGGTGGCTCCTTCATTGTTGCCAGATCAGCTCCCTGCTCTTGTAGCATCTGTATTATGAACATTGCGTCTGTTGCAATCTGACAGATGTGTAAGAGACCAGACTCTTCATCACGGGAGAATGGATCATTGCGGCAGGCATCATAATGACGTCCAACAGCATCCATATAGTCTATCATTGACTGTTGTTTCCAACCATTCTCACCATTGTATTTTCTCACACCGTACTCCCTCACCCTGGCCACAGCCTCAGTTAAACTGCTGCATAAGAGGTGAGGCTGATACTTCCCTACTTTGTCTTTGGGCTTGTCAGTTGTGAAAGGCGCTGAATGATTCGCTGGCTTAACATTATTCATCTGTCTAATCCTCCATAAGAATATTTGGTTTGTGCTTTAACTATCGTTAAAGTCTTCTTGGCCCTTGTTGCTGCAACATAGAATACACGATGCTCAGAATCTGGATCATTGTCCAGCTGTTCTTTAACTGGTGCAGTGATGTCTGTCATCACAATAACATGATCTGCTTCACCTCCCTTAACACTGTGAATGGTAGACACATTGAACATGCTCTCCTCCATAATCCGTCCTTCAGCAATGAGTGAACGCATCAATAAGACTTTATTCTCATCCCAATTGAAAGCGTCGTACCATGGGTCATTCAAAGTACTATCCGTTCTCCTCAGTTTGGAGAACTTCAGCTCCTGCGTTGCTGACATTATTCTATTCTTTCTTATTGCCTCATACACTTTAACTGCTTCAAGGTCCTTAGCGGTTATAAGATCCTCACCTTTCAATTTATAATGCTGTATTCTTCTCTGCAACCATGTTTCAAAATAAGGCAGGTGAACGTTGTTGCGGGCTAGACAGAGATAGGACTCCCCTTTGTGTATCTTTATCTCATCCAGGTTATTAACCCAGGTGATTGGACCATCATCCTTCTTGCCATAGTAGTCTTTGTCAACACGCTTGCTGATATTCTTGCTTATGCCCTTGCTGAATGTAACATGATTGTTGGGCAAGCGCCATGATTCTTTCAACACTTCTTTATGGCCGTTGATCCCCAAGAAACAATTAACGTCAGCACCTGACCATTGATAAATGGCCTGGTCATCATCACCAGCGATGTAGATTCTTTTACATTGACTGAATGCTATCCACACCATCTGCCACTGTAGTGTTGTTAAATCTTGAGCTTCATCAATGATAGCTACTTCAACAGGACATACATCTTTCCTCCCCACATAATCTTCAATGATATCAGTGAAGTCTTTGTAGTTGAAAGTCTCTTTGTAATTGTGATACTGCTGCATGACAAACTGACATTTCTTAACATCCATCGTCTCATACATCTTCTGTGAGTAGACTCTATTGTTGCGATAAAGATCATTCCAGAAAAGATACTTGTCATCACCACCCTTGAGCTCAGCATCATAGTAGCCGGTGAAAGACATACCAACCTTCTTGCTGAAGTCGTAGTACTTTGATCTGTCCATCAGGTTGTTATGATTAACATGACCAGCAGCAAAGGCCAAGGAGTGTAATGTCTTGAAGTATGGTATACCTTTTTTGGTTATGCTGAAGCGGTCCATGGCTCTCTCAAGAGCAACCTCAACACCTTTCTTTGTAAAAGTGACGAAGGCAATTTTGGCAAGGTCCGTGCACTTTGTCTTAACTTCAAAGTCAAGAATGTCCATGAGTGTTGATGTCTTACCTGTTCCAGGTGGACCATAAATAACATTTATTTCAGGCATATTAACACCAGTCCTATTATCAGTAGAATGAAACCTATGTCCGTTTCCACTAAAGTACCTTTTTCACCTTGTGTAAATACATCATCTTGCTCTTCCATATTAATATTTATCTCCCTCTTCAATCTGATCGTAGTAATCGACGGTAACATCTTCCATCGTTACTTCCATTGAATCGATAACCTGTGCAGGTATTGTCCACAGTTTCAATATTGTATTGTTGCCTACATCATAATTAACCTGTTGTGCATTAAGGTCCTTGAGTCTTGCTTGAACTTCAACGTCAGAGTATGATCTGAAGTTCCTTTGCATCCTCAAATACTCCAAGAGTGTAGAGCCATTGAATATGTAGGCTTTCTTCTCTTCATCCTTGTACACACGTCCAGTTTTCAATTGGCTCTTATTCTCTGCTGGTACTCTATTGGTAAAGAACTCTTTAATATGTTTGAGCCACATACCACCAGTAGATACGTCACTCTCTTTGTCAACCTCCTTGACAACAACAGAAGACAGAGCATCATTAACAATGCGTGTCCATTTAGCATCAGTCATCTTATTGGGCAGGACATGAAGCTTACGGAAGCATGCTTCACGAAAAGCAAACTGATTAATGATATCCGCTTCTTTATAGAACTTGAGAGCAATACCATTAACTATCCATTCATAATACGGAGGATCTGTTTCATACTGTATGAACTCTTCATAGGAAAGGGAGCTTATACTCTCTCCAGTTATACCCATCTTACGCTCACGACAAGCCGCACTGTTACACAATATATTCAACGGTGCTGACTTACATTTGTAGCTATAGTTCTTCTTCTTGTGAGACTGGATCACAGTCTTAGTGAGACGGTCCAGGTCAATGGGTTCAAGAAGTCTGCTGTTAGCTTCAATAAGTTCTGATTCAAAGTTGTCTTCATACTTAGTCTTGAAGTAGGTGGCTAGACTGAATAAGTATTCATTCCTGAAGTCAGTCTTCTGCTGTAGATAAATAGTCTGCAAGCATGGTGGTGCATCAGAGAGAGGGAGAGCTGTTAATAATTTCTCATATTCAGGTATTGTCCTTTCTGTACTTCTACAGTATGGAAGTGCCTCTTCAACAGGAGCCAAGGTAGAGTCTTCTCTAATGAGCTTTCTTGGATTGCTTTTATCATCTGCTGCAAAGTAGGGAAGATTGATCCATGAACCAAAGGAACCTTTCTCAACAGCACGTTGCTTTGGGAATATCTCAGTGTCCTTGGGTAGGCCAAGTAGGATGCGGAACTTAATCAATAAGTCAACAACGTCTGTTGGTCTACAGGGTTCACTGAAAAAGATATAAGCATGTATGCCCTTAGACTTAGAATAGAATGGAACAAGTGGAACGTTGAAAGTATATATCAACCGTATGTAGTCCTCAACTACATTGGTATAATCATCAATGTCAATAACACCGAAGGATACTAAGCCATGCTCATCAATTGGTGACATGCCTAAACCTTTCTGACCTTCAAGGTGTGAAAGAATATCTTCGTTTGTTATACTGCTTTTTGCTAAATAACAGTCAGCTTCTAATTTGCCTTTGCCATTTTTAGCCCTTGTTGTAGTCATTCCTTTGCAGGAATAATTACCTCTGAATGTCTCTTTGAAGCTTGTAACTGATAGTAGAGAAAAAGACATATACACCCCTTAAGCCCCGTCCAGAGATGGACGGGGCAAACTAAAACTTAATACTTACCAGAACCATCATCCGACGAGGTGTCAGCAATCTGTGACTGACTTGCCGGTGCGTCAATATGCAACACTGTTTCACCAGTACCGTATACAGCAGCAGGAGCAATCATCACTGCTTCTTTAACATAGGTCAGATAGACTTCAGCAGGAACCATCTCTTTCCCTGCTATCAGGGGTGTGGAGTCTTTACCGAAGCTGTATGAATAACCCTTGTCAAACTTTGTTCCACCAGAACCAAGCTCCCAGTATCGGTAGAATATTGGGGCTCTCTTGCCTGACGTCATACGTGTGTCATGGACCATGCCATTGAGAATCTTGGCATACTTGATACCATTTGAGGTGACAGGCATCATCATCACACCCTGGTCTTCTTTGCCTTTGATAAGTACAAAGTACATCCAGGTATCAGTGACATCATTGCCATCAGGTGTGGTCATGCCTTTGTACACATCACCATTAACCTTGATGCTATTGGGGCGGACGCGACCAACAAAGCCACCGAGGTTTGGTTTCCAAATCTGCCAGACTGATTCGAAGTAAGCGATAACCACTTCAATCTTCGGGCCATAGTTTTCTTTGGTGACACTGTTGTAGTAGTCACCAGTCTGAATGCCATTAATTTTACCGGTTACAACTTCAGAAGTGGCCTGTGCTATGAGAAGCATAGGCATCGTGAACTTGTCACCACCCATGTTGTCAAAACCAGCACCGGCTACGTCACCGTACACATCATCATTCAATACTTCATTTTTCACTTTGTCGCTCATCATTTTGCTCCCTTAATTTTCACCTCATTGAAGATATACAGACCGGCTACACTTGGTACGTCTGCAAATTGAATTGTTGCCACTGCACTCTTGCGTCCCAGCTTCTCACTGAGATAGCTCTTCAAGGACGCAGTGTTAACTGTTTCCTTAACAGCAAAGTCCTTACCTTCCACATAACCCAATTTCTTTAAGTCATCTGTGAAGGCTGCATTGAGTTCCTCAACCTCAAGCTTCTTTTTAATAAGGTAAGCACCATCATGTGCTTCCAACCAACGGTAGAACAGCTTCAGTGCTGCTTCATCTTTACCCTGAGAAGCAGTCAGTTTCTCTTCAACAGAAACTTCTTCACCAGTAGACAATGTTAACTTGCTGATACCGAGAGTACTGTAGTACTGTGTTATAGTATCCTTGACTGTCTGAAGTCTGGTCTTTGCATCTTTGAAAGCCTGCTCCGTGTCAATGACATCCTGTTCAGCATCCTTCAAAGCCTTTGCCATCGCGGCAACATTGTCCATGACTGAAGAGTTCAAAGGTTGATCCATTGCCTCTTCATAAACATCACTCATTATATTCTCCTTCCCTGTGGCAGGGTTATTCACTTAAACTTTTGCTCCAAGAGCCAACCGATTATTGTGATTAATATCACACCTAAAAGCCATAACATTACTACAGCCAGCCTATAAACTCCTGCTGCATGTCATCTGTGACATCATTCAATGTTGCTTCAATTGAAGTGTCACGGAAGTAGTCAAGAATCCTTTTCTTTGCTTTCAGTGCAGCATACACTTTCATGTCTATAGTGCCAAACATAATAAGGTCCATGTAGAGACACTTCTCATTTTGACCCATACGATGTATACGGTCTTCAGTCTGCTCTCTATCTTCCAATGAGTAGCTGTTACTAAAGAAGAATACGTTATGAGCGTTCTGCAGATTATGCCCTTTGCTAATCATTCTCTCATTAGCAATCAGAATGTGAACATAACCGGCCTTGAACTGTTCAATAACATCTTTGGGTTCCTTCCTTGGTCCAATGTAAAGTCCTATCGTTAGATTTGGAAACTTCTTCTGTATTGCGTCGTAGAGATACTGAGCCTCAGCAGTGAAACGTGTTACAACAATACAAGGATAGTCACAAAGCTGCAACTCTTCAATGAGGGCGTCAGCTTTTGGATTGCTACCAATTGATGTTGCTGTCTTGACACCTGTCTCATCATCTTCATAAGGTAGGAACCCACCACAGATTTGGCTTAACCGGGTGTAAAGAACTACTTTGTTGAGAACTGATACTTCTTGGTCCTTGAACTCAGTAAGATAAACCTGCTCCAATTCATTGTAGAGACGCATCTGTTCATCATCCATTTGGATAACACGTCTCTTATATATCTTTGGCTCAAGGTCTAAGCATTCATCCTTGGATACAAAGAAGGCATCCTTATTGATAGCTTCTTTCAGTTCATCCAGGTGCTTATAAGGCACGCTGCAATCAGGATGCTCTTTAATGTAAGCTACGTCACTTTCTTTAATGCCGTACTTTGCACAGACAGAGTAATAGTCATCACCTTCAGCCGATCTTATTTCTTTAATCTCTTCTGGCTTAAGAGGCATTGTTACAGCTCTTTGGACCGCACCTTGCCACATCTCCACTCTCTTCTCAAGACCATAGTGTGCCTTGAAGCTGTAGTATGAACGGTTGAAGAAGCCAGGCTTAAGGAACTCAAACATAGCCCATAGATCAAAGGGTGAGTTTGTTATTGGTGTACCAGTTAAGATTATCCTCTTCACTGATAACGGAATGCATGATATAACTGACTTGCCTCTGTACTTACAAACACTGAGTCCACGGATGATATTCATTGTCCGCTTAGCATCAGGATTCTTGATTGCGGTACACTCATCAATAACAACTGCAGTCCTCCAGTTCTTTATAAAAGTCTGAAACAGTGAGAGGTATGTTGGGTAGCTGAATGCTTCAACATTAACCATGAACCATTTCAACTTGTCTGGTGTGTTGTCATATATTATAGAATGTATCTGATCTTTGAGTGCCTTACCAGCACCACTCTTGAAGACACAAGAAGTGTAATCTACGGGGGAATGGAGTGGTAGCTGCTCCACACCCCATTGCTTGTGAACACCATTTGGAGCTATAACCAAGACAGCATCAATGAGACCTTCTTTGAACCAGTTAGAAGCTGTATCGATCGTGGTCTTCGTCTTACCAGTTCCTTGCTCCATAAACAGTGCAAGATATTCTTTGTCATGCCCGAAGTCATAAGCTCGTTGCTGATGCTCCATGGGCTTTGTTTTGTAAATCACTGCTCTATCCTTTCAATATAAACTTCCATTATGTTAAGCATCTTCTGTGCTTCAATAACAATCTCAGGGTCAGCAGAACCAGGGTTGTCAACGATGTAATTAAGAATATCCCAAGCTTCACCGGAGTAGGATGCTAGGAAAGCAGCAAGAGCCCATATATCATCTTCCGATGCTATAGACTTATGTCCCATGGTGTATGCTGCAGCAGCAATA